TATGCCCGAGATTGAGGACATGGGACGTTAACTAAGAGGTTCGACATGAAACGCAAGATGACTTCGAAGGCCAAGAAGAAGACCAATCTTGGCAAGAAGGATATGGGCGACAAGGCCAAGAAAGGCCGTGGCGCTATCGAGCGCAGACTAGAGGGAAAGGAAATGTGACATGCCCGGCATGGAAAAAACGATGAAGGAATTTAAAAAAGGCAAACTCCATAGCGGGAGTAAGCATGGCCCCAAGGTCAAGAGCCGTGCCCAGGCAATCGCAATAGGAATGAACGAATCTGGCAAGAGTAATAAGAAGGCGCGGAGCAAGCGCCTCGAAGGAAAAGAGATTTAATTCGGCGGCCTACCTTTCGCTTCTTCTTCCGTGATGGCCTTCAGGATTTCATCAAACTTGTTCTTCACTCGACCCCGAAGGGCCGTCGCTTCGATGCGTGTGGTCGCCGTAACTACGGCAGACAAAATAGCAGTCTGACGCGCCACCAGCTTCATCAGATCCTTGCTGTCTTTATCCAGCGGTAACTTCATGATCTCCAGTGCCTTCTTCAGGCACAGGATTCGCAGCTCGGAAAACATGCCGTCTGTCTCACTTAAAATTCCATGCCCGTCGCGTAGCCGTGCGCTTGGATCTCCGGCAGTTGCTTCTTGAGCCTCTGACCGATATCCGGCCTCCAGAAGGGTGACGAGGGCGCCTTCAAGCGTTCCAGTGTCCGGTACGCCTTCGTCCTCGCTTCGCGCACGCTGTCTCCGGTCCCGGTCGTGGTCAGGACGTAATCCCCCGCCGTCAGCATCATCGGGGCGTGGATTATCTTGCCATTCAAATCCTGTGGCGCTTCGCCCCACATCATTTGGCATGGATGGATGTTTTCCATCAGGTTTGACGTTATCCCGTACACCGGCACTCCCACCACTTCCTTTTGAGTCGCCTTTGAGTACGGGAAGTCCGGCAGTGCCATCACCACTGTTACCGCTGTTTTTGAGAGCAGCCAGGGCCGCGAGTCGCGCCCTTCGCTTAGGTCTGCCAGCCATGACACCGGGTCTTTCTCTTTGAGTAAAGCCTGTTGCAGGTTGAATGTCGGCCAGCCGAACCGCATGGTGAACTCCAGCGGCCACGCCTGACCTTTGTCGTCGATGATAGTGTTCACATCGACATAGCCGCAATAGTCCAGATCACCTAGCGCATCCTCCAGCGGTCTCAGTACGGCATCCGCCAGCTTGGACTTCTTGACGTAGCGGCCAACGGTGCCCATCTCGCCCGTATTCGGCCCGCGGTCCCCGGCCATGAGCTGCTTGAACTCCCAGTTCTCAAACCACCCTTCATTGAACCCGCCCGAACCAAACCACCCGCCAACGGCCATTTCCGTGCCGCCGATGAACTCCTGCAGGATGAATGAACCCTTGAGCTTCTGTGCCTTCTTCCACCGCTCCAACATGTAAACGAGATCAGCCGGCGACTTGGCGACATACGACAAGGCTTTGTCCGGTTCATCTCCGCAAGGTTTGGAGACGAAGCGGCGGTTCTCCCGCTTCACATAGGCTATGGCCTGGTCGTAATCCTTGAACTCACGATATGGCGCGACTTCGATCCCAGCCTTCTTGAATACCTTTTGCCCCAGTGTGCGGTTTAATTCCCACTCCGCTGCGGCTTGGCTGGCGCCGATGACCTTCAGCCCGTCACGCTTGCGCCAGGCGTCGATGTCGCGGAGGTACTTGGTATTGTCGCCCAAGATGACCAGATCGGCCCAGCGCATCCAGCCGCGCCAGTCATCGGTATAAGTGACAAGACCTTTGCCGATATAGTCATCGCGCGGTGTGGTTTTGGGAAAGAAGTATTTGCATTGATGGCCCGCATCCTGGGCGCGGATCACGATGTCTAGCATCCCATCGCCGCCGTTGGAGGCAATGAACAGGACTTTCATTGGGAACACGCCGTCTGCTGGTGCGAATCAGGAACACACGGCGGCGGAGGCGTGCCAGTAACGACAAAATAAATTAACCAGATTATCATACCGGCCCAAAACACCTTCCAGACTGTAACGGCAATAAAGACTATGTTTTTCATGGCACAGGCTCATTGCGTTTGGCCTTGAGCTTTTCAGCCCGCCGGATTGCGTAGCGTTTATCCTTGTTCTGGAAATAGGTCTTGGTCGCCTGCTGCTGTTCTGTGGGCGACTGCACTCCGATCTGTGAGAGGAAGAACTGTTCCGGCGAACGCGCGCCTGTAACAATTTGCTGGCCCTGGCCGATAGGCGAAATCTTGCTACCGATCCATGAGCCAAGATCGTAAGCGAACTGATCTGGATGCCCATCCACAAGATTTTCTGGGTAGGCAATGGGCTGGCCACTATAAAGATATTTGCCGTGGTATGCCTCTATCGGCGCTTCTACGATGCCAGGACTGAACACAGACTGGGCGGCCTGTGCCGGACCTTTCTTGCCTGTGGCCACGTCGATAGCTGCCTGTGGCACGCTAGCGGCACCAGGTCGTGTGACTGTGGCGTACTTATTGCCAGTGATTTTCTGCCAAGCTTTGTCCATCGCTGGATAATAAAGCGTCAACATCACACCAAGCATAGCCAGCTTGTCCATTGCAGCGGCTTTATCTTTAATCGAAGTTTCGCTGCTCACCATGTCCTTGGCCATGTTTAGGTAGGATGCTAGGCGGTTGTATTGGTAGCGACCGAAATAGGTGGCGATAGGTGTTTGCAGAACTTGAGAGATCATGCGCGAGCCCATCACCTTGCCAGGAACCCGATAATTCGGCATGTGTTTTTCGGTTTCTTCGGTTGCCTTGGCGTAAGGAACACCTTTCTCGCGTAGCTCCATTTGCCGAGCCACGGACAGGATGTCGCCAAAGGACCAAAGGGCTTTGTTGGAGGTCTTGTAAATCGCCTTCACCATGTTGATCGGCGTGTCATAGCCTGCGATTTTAGCCAACTGATCCCATCTCTTTGGGTCTGCCGTCACTGCCTCTCCCAGCTTTGTGGTCAGTGCCTTGTGCAGATCGCTGGTGATCAGCCTGGCATAGGGCAGTGAGGCGCCGGCACGTAAAGAACGCATATAATCATCGTTTTGGGTGATGACGGCGCGAGCTGCGCGTAATAAGGACCGAGTAGTAGACGGCAGCGAAGTTGCCGTGCCAACAAGGCCCTTCTCAACAAAATAGTGATTCGCCACGTTGCGCATGTGGGGAAACGGATTCCAGAAGATCGAGCCTTTCACCAGGTTGCCCATGCGGTCGAAACTGGTGGTCAGATCATCCAAGTCATGCTGACGTCCGCGAGCATCCTCCAGCGCATGTGCCAGATCCGGCTCCATGAAATACTGGCCGAACTGAGGGACTTTGGGCACGATCCACTTCTTGCCGTTGGTTTCCGGCGGCTCAATTGGGTGGTCCGATACCTTGGCCGCCACCCCAGCCCAATCAGGCGAAGCCTTCATGCTTTCGATGAATTGGGCGTTGCGCACAGCGCTGCGCAGCTTGGCCAGATTGTCCAGCCGATTTGCCAACAGGTTTTTGTGGTATCGCGTTGCCGCCACGTCCTCGATTTCCTTGGTGGTGGCTTCTTCCAGCCGCCAAGTATTGCCTTCAGCGCGGACTTTTGAGCCGGGGCCGATCTTCTGGCCCTTGGGAAACTTGCCGAACTCGGGTCCAGCCGGATCATCGCTGCCGTCAAAGGCAGACACTGTACCGTCCCGGCCTATATGGACGACGACTTTTTCGCCATCAGGAGAGACCGCATTATAGAAGCGGCGGGACTTCTGGGCATCCACGGTCTTGCGCATGGACCGCGCCGCAGCACCGCCCGTGAACTTGCTCTCGACGCCTTTCTTCCAGCGGTCCAGCACTTCGCTGAAGCTGCGGGTTTTGCCCACCGGATAGCGCGGCGTGTATTTGGCGCCGGGCAGCTCATTCTCGCCCTCGACCTTTTCGCCGGTAATGGCTTCCAATTGCTTAGAGAGTTGGTCGGCCTCCTGCTTTATCGGCGCGATGTTCTGGTCATAGACCTGCTGTTCCTCCGGCGTCAACTTTATGCCAGTGGGATTTTCTTCATAGTGGTATAGCTTTTCCCATGTGGCGCCCGGAACATCCGGCGCCTTCTCGACCGCCTTCATCACGTCCAGCTTGTCGGCCACGCGGTTGGATTCGAGCTGGAATAGCTGGTCCTCGAACTTGCGCGGTTGGGTCAGGGCCGGAGGCTGCGCCAGCGGACCCTCTTTCGGCATAGCCGTGGGCTGGTCCAATTTAAAGCCTGGAGGCGGTGGAGGTGGTTCGGCTGCCTTTGGCTTGGCAGCCTCGACCGCCTTTGGCGCTGCCTCCGGCGCCGCAGCGGCAAGCCTGCCTTTCTCTGGCGCGGCCAGCATCTCTGCCGTACCAAGCGTTTCAGCCACGCCTTTTTTGACATCGACGGCTGGCATGTTGCCGTGGGCTGGAATGTCCGGGAGGACTTTTGATACGCCGCGGCCCACGGCCTCATTCACGGCACCAAAGGCCTGCGGAACGCCAGTGGCGGAAACCGCCAGATTGAAAGCATCCACAGGTAATTTTCCGGCGGACAGGAAGCGGTCGAAAGCCTGCTTTTGCTGATCCCAGAAACCGGACTTTTGGAACTGTTCCTTATTGGGCTGGCTGGCCAGATAGTCCTTTTTCAACTGATCCCACGAGCCGGAAACTCCAGCTTTATAGGTGTCGGCTACCTGTGACATTATGCCGCTATCTTTTTTCGGGGCGTCTAGTGTGAAGCCTGGAGGCGGTTGTGGCATAGCGGCAGCCGTTGGCTGGATCGTGAAGCCAGGCGGTGGCGGCGGAACGATATTGAAGCCGGGCGGGGGCGGCGGGATATTGTTATCCACAGGTTATTTCCCCTGTGGCACCCAGGCCTTTTTAACCGGGTCCCACACGACGATGTTGCCCTTGCCATCAGAAGCTGTCGGTTGACCGCCACCACCAGGAGCCCCTCCACCCGGAGCCGCCGGAGCCGACCCTTTATAGACCTTCTCCATCTGGTCCAGCTTCTTTTGACTGTCTGCCACCTTGGCCTCCGCGTCCTTTACACGCGGGTCCGTCTCGTCGAGCTGGCCCGTGGCGCTATTCTTTAGCGTAGCCAGTGTGCGATTTGCATTGGTCAACTGGCTGGTAATGAGCTTAATCCGCTGATCGCCGGCATCCTTCTGGGCCTTAGTGATCTGGCCGGACTGGAAACGCTGGTTCAGATTACTCTGCACGAACTGGACGCGCTGCATGGACGCCCCGACCTGTTGCTGGACCTCCTGTAGCCGCATGTTCTGGCCGCGCTCCTGCGTGGCCGATCTGACATCGGTGTTGCGCTCGGAAGTGGCGGCGCGGACATCAGTATTGCGGTTCGCCGTCTGGTCCTTCATTTGCTGGACCACGACCTGGGCGCCCTGCCGGATGGCGGGATCAAGACCCTTTGAAAGGTTAATGACCTGCTCAGTCGCCTGGAAAAGCGTCTGCGGGTCGATATTAGGATTGCGTGCCCTTATCTCCTTGGCGACGCTCATCACCACCTTGATCGGCGCCTGTGGGTCGGTTGGATCAATCCCGCCGATCGCGGCTTGCGGAGCCTGCTGGGGAGCCTGTTGCTGGGCTGGCATAGAAGGCCCAGACGGTTGCGGAGCCGCCTGGGCAGGTGCCGCAGGAGCCCCAGTTTGAGGAGCCGCTGCGGTTTGGGGACTGGGCTGTGAAGGCTGGCCTGGCGCCATCGGCGCTGCGGCGGGCGGAGGCGGGCTGGCGCCGGGCAACCCTCCTAACCCGGCGCCGCCTTGACCCCCACCAAGATTTGCGAATACTGCGGCCTGAGCCGCGAGCTGCTTCTTCTTCTCGTCCAGCGCCATCTGCGCCTGCTGCAACTGCATGGCGTTGGCGGCTATGGCTTGCTGGTTGCTGTAGCCCTGCTGGACACCGGGCGCTAAGGCGCCGAGGGCGGAAAGAAAGCTCACAGGGCTCCGAGGATGTCGCCGGCCAGCGTACCCCCGCCTCCAGTATTAAGCCCAAACAGACCGCCAAGACCCTGGCCGATCCCGCTGTATGTCGCGTTGGACTGCTGCTGTTGCGCCGTCCCAGCCTGCGTGCCGTAGCCCAGATACTGGAGGATGCTGTTAAGAACGTCGCTGGTTGCTCCCGTTGCTCCGCCAACCGCCGCCGTGCCCGCCGTCAAGGTCTGCAGAGCATTAAGGGCTTGCTGCTCCGTCGTCGTATAGGGCAGCGCCGAGGCGGTGGTTTCTGTATTCATCCCGGCCTGCCCGACTTGGCCGCCTTGGGTCGCGGCATTGCCCTGGGTCGTAGCCAGGGTTCCGGCAGTACTGGCGGCGGCTTGCTGACGGGCCTGCTCGTTCGCCAGCCAGTTGGTGTTGAAGTTCTGCGCCTGCGAGCCGGTCACTCCGGCTCCATAAGGCGTATTGGCCACGCCTGTCATGGCGTTGATTGCGTTCTGCTGGTCCAGCATCTTTTGATACTGCTGGTTATAAACCGCATTATTGGGATCGAAACCTGTGGCCAAGGCTTGCGGCACATATCCGCCCGCCGCGCCGGCAGTATTGAAAAGCGATGTGGCGCTGCCCTGCTGTTGGGGGGCGAGCGTGCCAGTGCCATAGCCACCAGCCTGTTGAGCGCCTGTCACCGCCTGGCCAGCGTAGGGATTGTTAACGGCCTGGTTGGTTATGTTCTGGACTTGGCCACTGACGCTTGGCGCATAACCGGATACCGCACTGACCTGCTGGGGCAGCAACTGGTTAAGCTGGGTGTTGGCCCCCTGCAAATCCGCAGTCGGGGGGGCATATATATTACCGCCAGATCCGCTCATGCCAACACCTTCGTCCAGGCCACCGCCTCTCGACGATACCCCAATCTCTCCAAGATTACACCAAGGGCCCGATGTTGCTCTGTCACGTCATAGCGGACCTTGACCGCCCCTGCCGCCTTTAGGAGGGCGTCGCTCTCGGCCAAGAATCGAAATCCCAGAAGGCCACGCCGTTTGTCGGGGAGGAGATAGAGGACATCGTTCTGTCCAAACACGGTGTTTCGGTGTCTTGTGTGACGGTTGAGGAAGAACGAATTGTATCCAACAAGCCGCCCATTATGACGGGCCGCAATGGCCCGGTAACCACCTGCTCGTTCAAGAGAGCGGTAATAGTCGTAGTCAACTTCAAGCGGGATTTTCTCGTGGTCAACGCCGATCTCCAGCCAATCCTGATAGGCGATCTTCTCTAGGCCGTCGTTAAGGAGTCTGTCCAGCGGCTCCCACTGGAATGACATCATGCGATAGCGGCTGTCGATGGGGCGACGGTGGCACCGCCTGGAAAATCATCCCAGGGCAATTCCAGATGCGGGCCGTCCTGGAAGCGGCCCCCTCGCTTAATATACTCAGCCGCCTCGGTAATGGCAGGCTCGGTATAATCCGCCATCTTCTTATCCCACACGCCACCCCAAGTCAGTGGCACCTTGAGCCTATCGCCCGCTGCCTTCATCTGATCGGCCAGCGTGTAATAGGTATTCCATGACCAGGATGGCTGTCCGTTAACCAGAACCACGAAGTCTATGGCCATGCCGTTCAAATGACGCGACCGCATGGTTGTTGACTTGCCCGCCGCCACGTCTGCCCTTTGCTGGGCTGTAGTTCTGAGGCCCTGAGAAATCGCAAAGGTAAACGGAATCACCGCATTTTTAGCCATGTCGTTTGCGACGTTAACTAAAAAAGGATGGACGCCGTTGAGGTTAGCTACGGAGCGCTGGTCGAGAATAAACACAAAAGTTAATTTCCGTTATTCCCGGACAGGAATTGTGGTTACCTTTTCATTAACTATTATGCCGTGCGTCCGCCGAGGCTTTTAGGCGTCGGTGCTGTCCCGCCGCGCACTGCCTCGTTATCCACAGTGCAACTGGTCTTGGCCGCTGGCACGCCCATGTTCGAATCCTTGGGAGATTTGCGGGACAGGCCGGAATGCATGTTCATGCCGCCAGATGACTTTTTCATTGGGTTTCTCCTCAATCGCCGAGCCAATTTAACCTAATATGATTCTGATCCTGGACCGCGCCTTCGTACAAGATGATGTCACGATCCGCCTGCACGATCTGCGCCTGTATATCAGTTATCATAGCAGGTAGCTTGTCCTTGGGAACGGTGATGTCCAGTGCGCCCTTCAGGCTCGCCAGTGTCATGGTCAACTGATCCTTGCGCGTGACCAGCTCTTGCTGGCGCCCGACCAGCTCCGCCGTCCTGGCCTCAACCTTGTGCGCCATCGGATGAGGCTTGCCGAAACCATAGAGCTTGCCAGGCATGAAGACTTCCGCCTCTGGCGGCCCACTTACCGCGATCCCTCTCAATAGCGCGGTCTGGACGAAGAACCGGCAGCCGGGCCGCTGAAACTTGTATTCTGTTGCGTCTGCGAGATCGACGCCATAAAGGCCTATTTCCTCGGGATTTTCCTCCAACGCCATCGCCAGCATGAAGGAGATGGTCGAGGTAAAGAACCATGTCCCGTACTTCGCCAGCATGGCTTTGAGGGGATAATTTGTCTGTGTGAACACAGGTTTGTCCTGGCTTGTGAGCCAGGCACGATGGTCCGGGTGACTATCGATTATCGCGTCTTCATGGAGATCAAACCAGCGGTCCCAGCGCGGCAGACCAGGCACATTACAACCCCAGATTTCCCAGGATGGATCACCGAACGGCGCCTTGACGCAGTGCGCCGCCGAACCGACAACCGCGATCTTCACGTGCTGGTGAGAGGCCCGGCTACGCTGATCAGTGCCCATTGGCTCGTACTGACGGCGCTAAGAGTGCCAGCCGGTCGGTTCTTTGCAGCCGTGGTCGAGGCGAAAGTCAACTTCGTCTTCGCCTTGTCGAAAGTGCCTGTAACGATGGCTTTCACAGTGGAAGCACAAAACAGATTGACTACTTGGCCGACCTGGGCCGCCGTGGGATTGGCGATGGCATATCTGCCCGTGGTGCCCGCCGTTCTGGTCGTGCTGTTTAGGATCACAGTGCCGGAAGTCGGAAGATTGCCGGTTGTGCTGCCGACGCTCACCACGCCGACGATAGGGGTGGAACCAGTCACATAGCCATTGATGGCGTTAATAACCTGGTTGAGCAGGTTGTCGAGCTGTGAGGGGTCCTGCGGACCCGTGAAAGTCGCAATCGTGGTGCCGGCCATAGGAAGCCCCCTCTAATTCCACGGCAGTATTGCCATATTTTGGCGGCAAAGCCAAATCCTACTGTCCGTTGCAGTTGTAATTGTAAGCCACTGAATTGGTGCCGCCTGACAAAGTAATCGTAAACGCGGTTTTGCTCTGGGCTGAAATATAGGCCGTGATGCCTCCTGCCGCCGAATTAGCTGGAGCGATGGTACACCATGCCGAACTTGGATAGGCGATATTAAAGGTCACCGTGCAGGCCGTCGGGCTGGATGTACCAAAGGTCACTACCCCGCCTGTGTCAGTGCCGGAAACGCTAGGAGACGCTCCGCACGACGTTAGGCCTGGTGCCGAACTGCTATTAAGAAGGCCTGCGTCAATGGTTACGTGCGGACTGCCGTGAGGAACGCAGATATTGTTGTAGGAATTATTGCCGATTACCGCGTCGCATGTTGCTCCGTTGCCTTCGACAATAGCTCCGTTTGTGGCAGTGCCTCCAAAAGCCCCCTGGCCGGATCCAGGTGTTGGAATTGATCCGGCTCCGACAAAACTGGGCGCGAAAATTCCGGGGCAGGTGGCGGAAGCTCCCATCCCGGTGTTCATGTATTCCAGCAATCCTGCCGACCGATATGCAGTACCGCAGCCAGCGTTGTTAGTCAGGGCACCGTTGAGCACGTCGGCGTGCAAAAGCACGCTGGCGCCGCTATCGAACGTCCCGGTCCCATCCACCAGACTGTCGTGTTCGACTAGCGTTCCATTTCCGGTCACATGATAGGCAACGGAGCTGAAGTGCGAATTGTCGTGGGCGAACAGAGATCCATAAGTTACTTCAAAATCAGTTCCACTCGCCGCCTCGAAATAACTGTCGTAGACGATATTGGGGCCGTAGCCTCCAGAACTCCCAGTAACATCGTTGATAATTCCGTGGGTTCCTCCGTAGGACTGGATTCCGTCTACACTGTTGACTGCCGCACCGCCTTCGAAATCCACCGCTGCCGTGGCCGGGTTGAAGGTTCGTCCGCCACCGATATAAACGCCATTGGAAGAAACATGCGCGCCGCCGCCTTGAACGCAATCATTGAGATAGATGCCAGTGCCCGAGCCAATATCGTAGCCGCCGACGATGCGGCCCTGCTGTGCGCCGGAACCGTAAATCCCTTTGGTAAGGGTCTGAGAACCGCTGTTGATACTGACGGTATCGACACCGTAGGCGGCAACGCCATTGAGCCAAATGCCGTAGGCTTCGGCGCCGGAACCGCCGCCCTCGATGGAAAAGTTCGACAAAAAGGCCTTGTCGATAGCCAGCCCGCAGGTTCCGATAACCTCAAGGCCGCCTGACGAGTTTTCAAAAATCAGGCGCGATTTCGGGCCAGTGCCATAAATCCTGAGTGGTCCGGCAGACGATAGTGTGTAACTAAGGTTTGAGGCGATCACACACCCAAGAGGTGCGGCAGGTATGAACAAGGCGCTGCCCGCCGTTGCTCCGCCGCCTGTGGCCGTCAAGGCATAGGAAAAAGCCGTGGAATCATCAGTAGAGCCATCACATTTAGCCCCGAACATCTGAGGCGTGAGATAACCAGGTAATTGCCTAAGCCATCGCCCCGTTGACACACCCGTGGCGGCAAAGATGGTGCCATGATCTGCTGTCGCAGTAGATGCGGCGCTCCATGTGAACAGACCGCCGCCACCATCCCCGGCTGCGGCCAATCCTTGGACGGTCACAACAGCATTTACATATTGGCTACTTGCCGCACCGAGCCCAACGAGACCGCCCGTTCCAGTAATGCTCGGAAAGGTCCGCGTGGTATTCGGCCCCTGCGCCGCAGCAGCAAGAGGCCATAGGAGAGCTAAAAGAAAGAGAAGTTTGCGCATCAGTGGTAGATCACCGTGAGATCATGCGCCGCCGTTCCAGTTACGATAGTCAATCCAGTACGGAACGCGATGTCGTGCATCACACAATTGGGCGCCTGCGAGGTGACAGTGGCTGTTTCGGTGATTGTGCCAATCAAGGTGCCGGAACCGGCTGTATTGTCGTAAACCGCGACCGTGCCGGAGACGCCGTACTTGTTAATGCAAATCTCATGCAGCACACCCTGGCCCGTCATCACGACGGTGGTAGCATCAGTCGTGATATTCAGGTAGCTAAAACCGCCATCATCCAAGCCGTTGGCCCAGCAAGGCGCAACCGACAAAACCAAAAGAATTAGCGCGCGTTTAAGCATGGTCGCCCCCTATCGGACATAAGTATTACTGCCGTCGTTGAACATTACCGCAGATTGGCAGAACCCGGAAACCACAGGCGCGGTCAACCGGAATATCTCATTGGTTCCATCGGTCAGAATCACGGCGTTGTAGGACGCGTCCACTTTGGTGATAACCAATTCTCCAGCGGCAACATTCGGCGGATAAGCAATGGTCTGATTTCCGGCGGTAGATCCGGCTTTGATGGTGTGAAGTCCCATTGTGCTGCTGACGGTAAAGTTCGTGGTGCGGCGGGTCACGGCAAGCGCTTGGAGCGCCGTAATATCCGCATTGACGCCCTTTGCCGCCCGAGCGGCTGCGGCGCCTGCTGGGTCAAATGCCGTGGTTGATGCCGTGGCGGCGGATTTCAGACCAAGATTGTAACGGGCAGAACTGGCGCTGACCAAATCGGCCAGGTTCTGAGATTTCTGCAGGGAAGTGGCCAATACCGCAGCCGCAGCTCCGGCGGCGTCAAAGGCCGTGGTGGACCGGGTAGCCGCAGAACCAAGGCCAAGGTTGGTGCGTGACGTGCCGGCGTTTCCTACATCGCTAAGATTGTTGGCGGCATAGAGCACCCCGACCGGGATGGTCGATGAATACTGGATGGTATTGATATAGGTGATCAGGGCATTAATCAGCTCGGTCAACAATCCGACATCCTGCGGCGCCGAAAGCAGCGGGTAGGGTGTGGGAAAGTTGAGCGGCGTATTGGTCACTGCACCCACTCGAAAATGACACGACCATTTGCGCCGGAACCGCCAGCATATCCACCGCTGGCCGCCGCCGCTCCGCCGCCGCCGGCTCCGCCTAGCCCAGCCGAACCAGCAGAATCGGCGGAGGTCTGATACGATCCACCACCGCTGCCGGCAGGATTGGAACCCCCGGCCCCGGAACCGTAAAGACCGATACCGAGGCCGCCAGCCTGGGCGCCGTACGGATTGGAACCAACCAAAGTAAGGCCCGAAGTAGAGGCCGTAACGGCACACGTGCCGAGCCCGCCGCCGTAAGCAGATCCTGTGCTTACCTGACCCTGACCGCCTGTGCCGCCGCCGCATGTCATGATGGTTGCAGAATTGGGCGCCTGCACGCTGCTGGTGTTGCCGTTCCCCCCGGTGCCTCCAGCACTACTGCCAGCAGATCCGCCACTGCCGATAGTGACGGCTAAGGTATTGGTTGCCACCGGACCGGAAAACCATCCTACGGCATAGCCACCGGAACCACCCCCGCCGCCTGCCACATTGGTGCCGTCCGCCCCGCCACCGCCCCCACCTCCGCCAATAACAGTGATCTTGAATACCGTGGAACTGGTAATGGATGCCGGTACTGTAAAAGTGCCGGTGGTAAGAAATACCTGGGCGTGAAGCGAACTCTTGGAGTAGAGATTACCCGCGCCGTCATCGACAACGTTGTTTCCAAGGCCTTCGACTGCCGCTGTGCCGAGACCAAGATTGATGCGGGAACTGGAAGCCGAATTGACATCCGAAAGATTGTTCGCGGCCCCTAATAGGTTTGTGTTGGCGCAGACCAGGATGTTTTGGAAGTTGGAATTAACCTGGTTTGCGTCAGCCGTTTGGCCGTTGACAAACGTATAGGGATAGCTTGAACAATTGGCGGCATGGGCTTCATCCCAACCACAGCAACCAAGAAGCAGAACAAACGCGGCGATGATATATTTGGTCATATCGCGGCCCCCAATACGTTAAGAAGATAGCCCAATGGCTGGTACTTCATATAAAGATTTCCGATGGCAAAGCTGGCCTGTGAAGCTCCCACGACCAGAATTGAACCCTGCTTGAAGATAATGGGCGTGGTCCAGGGAATGTTATATTCCCGCAAGTAGCCAACGATGCCACCCCAGACCGCAGCGCCCCAATCGGAGCTGCCCCAAATCATGGGCGAACTTCCAGGGCCGCTCAGTTGGATCTGATTAAGTGTCGTTCCGATCTCATTGATAAAGGAAATGCCAATGGATTGGCCGCCAGGAAGGGATAGGGTTATCGCCGTCTGGCCCATGCGGTTTTGCGACATTTCCTGATTGTCGGGCAGCAACACCGTCTGATAGGCCCACGACAATAGGCTGCCGTTTTCCACATAGACATCACTAGACAACGGATTAACACCGGACAGCCACAGTTTGTTACTGATGCCCGCGCCCACCAGCAAAAAGCCATGTCCCGTGTCGGCCCCGGTTGCAGCCTGATAAGACTGGATCAAGGCGGCAGGAAAAGTATGGGGTCCTGTCCAAATCTTCAGATTAAAATCCAGCCAGTATTCCTGATAAGGCTCTCCGACCGCCACACTGTTCTGGCAACTAATCCGCAAGACATTCTGGTTGAACCCTGCTGTCATGCGTGTCGGATAGAGCGCGTTGATGAAAGGCACGGAAACACCGTTCCCGTTAGCTCCAATGGGATCACTGACATGGGCGGAAAAATCAATGATGCGGAGGCCGTCCGGCGCGACAAAGGCAAGACCCAACGGTGTCGGTACGATGGTGTTTGGCGCCAGACAACCAACGGACACATCCAGCGCATTGGGCGACAGATTGCTGGTGGCCTGATCGCCAGTGATCTGCCACATGGCTTCGTCGCCCTTGAACACAATCAGGGCCTGGATGATGCCGCCAGTGGTGATGTTGTTGAGCGGCAGGCCGGCGGATGCTGTAACCGGCGTGCTATCTCCGAAGGTCAAGGCCTGGGTGGCATAGCTGATATTCAGCGGCAGAAGCGAATCGGAGAAGTATTCGAGGTTATTGACGGCATACCAGGCTCGTCCGTTGTAATTCGAGACCCAAGTCGGAACAGCCGGAAGCGGCGTTACATTGCTATTTCCGGCGCCCCAGACCGGGGCGGCGAAGGTGCCTCCTGTAATGGTCAGGGCCAGCAGGTTTGTGTTGGCCGTGGCGTTCTTGGACATGGTGATGGTGCCGCCACCGGAGACATTGATGGCTACCCCAGAGGCACCCGAGGTTGCCGACAGAGAAAGTGTGATCGAGGTGCCACCGCCAGGAAGCGCCGTAATATAAGTTCCGGCCTGAATACCGGAACCACTGACATACATTCCGACCTGCATCAGCGCCACAGCGGCAGCCGGGATGCTGTCCACAGTGGTGCTGCTATGAGTCGTGCCCGTGGTGTTAATGTCCGTGGTGCCGTTGGTTACCGATTCCACCACGGTGTTCGACGGTATTCCCGTGCCGCTAATGGCCTGTCCGGGCTGCACGCCGTCCAATATCGGCGCCGATGAACCGTCGCCGCTGATGGACTGGATGACATTGGAACCGCTGGAGATATTGCCGACCAGCGTGTTCAGCGAAAATCCGGTAAGGTCTATCCAGCCGAAGTAAGGATCGGAACCGCCTGCGAAGCCGGGATGAGTAACGATGATCCGGTTCGCCACCATTTCCATGTGCGGCGGCGTCCAGTCCCCGCTGGTGGATTGCGTGGCTGGCGTGTTCGCGCTGGTGATGTTGGAGATGGAAACAAAGGCAGCCGCCGACAGATCGTAGCAAAACGGAACATCGACATCCGAAGGACTAGAGGTCGGGATCATCCCGTAAGCCCTGGTTCCGATCACCAGGAGTGCTGTCGGCAAGCCAGGGCTGGAAATGCCCGACGTGCTGAAATCTGTTTCCAACGTCGAGGCGGGGCGGGGGACAAAAAGGCCGGTGGTGGATTCGGACGGCACCAGGTTGGACAACTGTACCATCGCACCTGGGAAGGTATTGGTCCCATCCGCCGAATCCGACAGCCCCTTGGGCTTGACGGTGATCGGCCTTTGATTACGGCGGGAGGACATTGCTCACCAACCGATTACTTTCGTGTTTGGAAGGCGATTCAATGGGTTACGGAATATCCTGCGATCCAATTTCACGGTCTGGGCGCGATCCGAGGCATCATTACAGAGTTCCAAAAATCTCCGAAGTATCCCTTGCGCTCCCACGGGACTGTCGCCCAGAAAATCCTTCCACCGCAGATCATCCGTCAGCTTCATCAATTCGCCGGCCAGCCGCGTGCGCAGATAATTGGTATTGGGGAACCATGGCACGGTGGTGCTGGTTTCCGGCGTGGTGATGTCCGGCATCTGGGCGTAGTAGCGGACTTGGCAGAGAAAGGCGCCGGAGGCCGGAGGCCAAACAATCGCTACGGGCGGCGTCTGGCTCATGTCGGTGGCGAAAATATACGGATAGGATTGAAGGCCTGCCTGCTGCACTAGGTTGTCGTATTCCGACAGATCGCAGGGGATCATCGGATAAGGCACGCCCTGGAGAAACCAGACCGTGCTCTTATCATCCACTTGGCGAAGGTAGTTGGAGGGAAGCGGATAAGGCCCCCCTCCAGGGGTGACATTGGGGTAGGCAGTTGTGGTCAGCAGACCTGGATTGAAGTTGAAAACGTAAGTCTGCTTGGCCTGGTCGATATTATAGGTCTGACATAGATCCTGCAGAATGATGTTGAGCATCTGCCCGGCTTGGGACGTGTAACCGGGCGCGGCGGCGTCCTGACAGGCTAGGGCGACAATCTGTTGTGCCTGCAGGGCCATTCATCCTCACACTTCCGCCGTTTCTTCCACCAAGAACTCCATGTACGGAGGCAGGCCAGCGATCATGCGCAGATCATTAATTTCCGCTCGGCGCTTCTTCAGATCATCCTTATAGCGCTGGACATTGACCCGCGTGGTTTCCCTGTGCTGCTCGGTATCCTTGGGAACCGCCGCGATGGCTTCCCTGGTCTTTTCGATCTCCGCATTGACGGCATTTATCTTGGATAGCGCATGGCCCTTGGGTACGTAGTTTCCCTTACGACCGGATTTGATGTGCTCGTTATAGCCGTCCTTCTCCAGTTCATCCCGGTATTTTTCCTGCTCGGCCAACTTGACCTTCAGGACTGCGATCTGATGTTCCGCCGTCTTCTCGGCCATCGGGATAGCGTTCAGGAAGTTGCGCAGATGGCGCCCAACCTCCTCGATTTCCTTCTCCAGTTTGGTCAGGTCGTAATGCGCCTTCTTGCGGTCCAAGACGGAGAAAATGCGGTCGATCTTGGAATTGATGACAGCCAGATCCTCGTCCTCCGCCACAAAGCACTGGACCGTCATCTGGCGGTCCCCGCCCATGTTGGAGACGATGGAGTAGCCGATGGCGGGCGCCTGCTTTACCTCCGGCAGACCGTGAAATTCGTCCCGGTCCATCAGGCGGCCCTCCCGGACAGAGTGTTACGAGGGGGCACCGCGTTGCGGCCAACACGGTACAACTCATCCACATGGCGGGCGGCGATCTTGGCGGCCATAGACTTGCCGTCGATGGTGTTCTGGTGTTCCCAGCTCATGTACATCTGACTGCGCAGACTATCGGCCACATGGCGCGGAACCTTGTAGGTCTGGGCGTGGTAATAGCGGGTGGTATTGACGCCGATGTAGGCGGCAAATTCGGGCAGGTCGATGGTGATGGAAACCATCTCATCGGCATGGCGGTTGCCCGTCACCAGCCCTTCGTCTTCCTTGAGACGCTGGATTTCAGCCTTTTTCAGTTCGACCTTGGCCGCGTTCTTCCGCTCGGCCACGATCTCGTCGCGCGCGGCCTTGCGGATTTCCGCGATTTCCTTGGGCGTCAGGATCGGTTCGTCTTGGTGCTGGGCCTGGCCGTCAGCAACAGCCTTGGTCACGGCCTCGTCTATAAAGCCGGTGTCTTTCTCGCTCATAGTGTCTCCTCAGGTGTGAACGTAGCTGGTCCCGGCGGCGGCGAGCTTGCTGACCAGAATCGGCCAGCCGGTCTCGTCCACAGCTACATAATCGCCGGGCAGCATCGTCAGGACACCACGGTTCGGAACATAGAGCAAGCCGTTGGCGGAGAAGGCCTGTGGGAAGATCGGATTGGTATTCTGCTGGTCGTTCTTAATGGAATTGGCAATGGTGGCGATGTCCGCCGCCGCCATGCCGCTGCCATAGCCGGGCAGAAACTTGAGCGCCGTCAAGCTGGTATGTCCGGTCGTTCCGAGTGTGACTGTGGCCACTTAATTCTCCATCCATTCAAGGTGTTGCATCAGACAGAGATCAGCCGCCACCCAGATACCAACCCTGCCAAATCGGGGTTGCCGCAGCGTTGTTAAGCGCAGCCGCAGCATTGGTGCCCAGCGTCGAACAGGCGTTTGTGATGTTGGTCGAGGTCGGGTAGTTGCCGGTCGAGGTAATGGTAATCTGACCCGCACCACCCGGCGAGGACTGCTGCACCTTGACCCGCTGCTGGGCCGGGACTTCCATCGGCCCCTGGCCGGTTCCGATCGCAACGATCTCGGCTGACCAACGCAGGGCGTAGGTGATATTGGCATTAGCTGTCATGTGAAACTCCTGTTAAGCCGTTGAATTATCAGCCAAATGTGCTTGTGTAGGCGGAAACGCTCTCGATCCGTGACATGAACATCACGTTAGTCAAGATGGTTCCGTAAAAAGCCTTCCACCCAACCACTCTTAATTGATTCAAGGGGTCTGATTTATCGGCATCCTTCAGGTACGTAAATTTCACGTTGTCCAGCACCACCTGGCCGTAGGCCCCGCGCCCGATGACAAAGGTCGGATAGACCGTCAGGCCGCTGCCGGGAATGGCCGGAGGCGTCTGGGCAATGCCAAGGCCGGTAATCGTGACCGTGGTATTGGAAGGCAACTGCGTGGCCTGCCCCTGAAGCGGGCCAACGGTAGGTCCAGCGGTGCAAAGGCCAAGCGTGGCCGGGCTGGTCGTGGTCCCCACATAGACGTTCCAGGTAAAGCCGGAGACGTTCGGCGTGGTAACGTTGATCGAGCCGTTCGGGCCGGTGACGCTGATCGCGGCTGACACTGCCGTGATATAGGATTCGTACTGGTTCTGTGTGTCCTGGCCGGTAACGATGATGTAATAATTGGTAGGAGAACCGGCCAGATTGCCGGATGTGCCGGCGGTGCCGGTAAGCTGGGAATAGGCTGTCCACGACGGCACCATGTTGGTCTTGCAGAACCGGATACCGGACCATTCGCCCGCCTCATAATTATAGAGGCGGTTCAGGTCGCTGTAGGTCCAAGCATTGATGACCGTGGGGTTCTGCCGGAAGTCCGCCACCACCAGGGTATGAATCAGCGCGGCGTAGTGCGGCATGGCCCTGGGATTATCGGACGCGCGCGAACCACCGGATTGCGCCTCGATCTTGGTATCGGTCTGCTCGTCGCCCATGAAGCGCGGAGCGCCAAGGGTTTCCAGCGCCGCATCGGTGCGGATGACGGTCTGGGTGTCCAGCACATCGCCGGCAACCAGCGCGCCGCGCGAGCCGCGGCTGTTAACATAGTTGACCTGCGGAGAACCCAGGAGGGCCAGGAAGGTATTGCGTTCGAGGGTTTCCGCGATCTGCAGACCCGTCAGCTCGGTCGCCTTCTTGAACAGCGGATGCTTGATGGTCAGTTCCGCCACATCGGTGATGGTGACCTTATCGCCCCACTGCTGAAGCTGGGCCGTGACCTGCTGGATGGTCATGGTCTCGCCAATCGGAGGCACGCCCTCCGACAGCGGCGCATAGGGAAGCGGGATGCGGTTATACCGCGTTGCGGTATAGGTGGTGCCACGGCCCTTGGGCAGCGTCAGCGGGTCGCCAAACTGGTAGGCCACAAGCTGGCGGCGGGTGAGAGGAAGCGTCTCATCCGCGATATAGTTTTCAATGTCTTCCTGGAACTGTGAAGATTGATTAGGGCCAGCCATTTTCTACTCTCCGTGTTGGACGGAGAGCGGAATGGCGCCCCCGTCAGATGTCCATGTTTTCGAGACGGTTCCGGCGCTGTTCGACCTCATTGCCGCCGCGGCGCGTGCCCTCGGAAGCCTGGTCGCCGCGGGAATTGACGGGGCGCGCCTGCTGGCGGGCGATGTTTTCCTTGCCCTGCTTAGCTTGCTTATTGACGGCCTTGGCGCCATTGGCCAGGACGCGCTGGCCGATGAGATAGGCGGCGATGACTTCGCGCTGCGGGACACGTTCGCCACTGGCTCTGAGCTGCTCGATCCGGCGCTCGGTTTCATCACGGACGGCGGCGAGAGCCTTGCCGCGCGCGGTCTGTTCCATGCAGGCAGTATTGTAGGACTGCCGGTCGTTGGCGTCCCAAGTCTGATACTGCAACTGCGAAAAGCGTGCATTAAATCCCTGTTCCTGCTTCTTCAGCAGGTAGTCCACCTTCTCGTCCGGCGACATCAGCTCGACGCGAGCCCGCTCTGCCGCTTCCTGTTCCGCCGTCTGGCGGCCAGTTGCCGCCTGACGTATCTGATCCATTTCCCGCCTAAGGGCCTCGGCTTCCGCCTTGGCTTCCTTCGCGGCCCGCTTGGCCTCCTGAACCGCAATCGTCGCGGCACTGCGAGGCTTTACGGCTACTTCAGCCGATTGACCGGCTTGCCCTTCATGATCTCCTGCAGCGTCTTCTGCGCCTTGATCACTTGTGTCTTCTCCGGCGTCCCCTTCGCCTTCATCTGCTCCGTCTTCATCTGCACTGGAGCCATCGGCCCCTTGTTCTGCGACTTCATCGGATTCGATGTCCTCAACGTCCGGCGAAACCGGCTTTTTGCCAGGATCTGACATGTGATGCTCTTTCTGCGGTTTCGAACCGCCAACGTTGGGGAGAGTCTGCCCCCCGACAGAACGACGGTTTTTCGTCCACCGCCAAACGTGTGCTTAGGATTGTTCTTTCTATTGCCGGAAGTCAAGAACAGGGTTAATGATGTTAACTAATCGCCTCCTGGGGGCTCCATGAAAACCGAAGATCTGTTTCTGGTCCGCGCGCTGCTCCACCGCATGAAGCTGGAGGCCAACACCCCCGCCGCTGTCCGCACCGCCGACACCATCATGGAAGTCATGATCGGCTGTGGTCCACTGGTCTCGGAGCCGCAGATTTCCTGGGCTGGCGATACGATGGTGGTGCGTTAAGGTTTATATCCACCACGATAATTTGGATTGTGAGCCGCGTCGTATTTATGCTGCTCTGTCCTATCGAGCCCGCCCGGTCCCATGTCTTGAGACATCGCCACAGGATAAGCCTTTTCGATCTTTCTCAAATGCGAGCCCGCTAAAAAGCAAACTGGCGGTGCGATGATGGCCCATGCGATCAGAATTTCCAGCCATACATGCATCAGCCAACTCCCATCATCATCAGTGTAGCATTTTTCGCTGTCGGCCCAGGACCGCTTGTGAAATTCAGAACGATAATGCCCTTGGCGCCAGAACCAGCCGTAGAGGGATGATAAAAATTTCCCCCTCCACCACCCCCGTACAAGCCACCATTGCCGCCGTTGTAGAACCCAGAATGATAGGAGCCACCACCGCCGCCACCGCCCGCGCCCTTGCTTGAGCCGAAGCTACTACCGGCGCCCCCTTGCTGTCCCGCTTGCGTAGCGCCTCCGCGCGAGCCCATTTTTCCGGCGCCCGCTGGCGTGCTTCCGGTATCGCCAGCGCCGCCCACGCCGTTTCCGTAAGATGCTGAAGAACCATTGCCCCCCGCACCCTCTGGTCCACCAGCGCCGCCACCGCCGCCCGGGATACCGGCAACGCCGGCGGTACAGCCATTACCGCCATTATAATTTCCTGCCGCTCCCGTTCCACCGCTGCCGCCCAGGCTGTAGTTCGAATAGCGATATTTGGAGCCCTTAGCCAAAAGGGTGGAAGTGTTCTTGAAATAGCTGTCACCACCGCTTTGGGTCGGATTATTTGTACTACCAGTACCTCCCTTGCCGACCGCATAACTGTAAGCGTTTCCCGCCGTGACGGAGAGATTTGTTATCTTGCGCCATTCGCCGCCGCCGCCGCTGCGCCCCGCGTTTCCGCCGCTACCGCCGCCAATGGCTTGCACAGATGTTAGCGTCGTGACCCCGGCAGGAATCGTGTAGGACGTTCCCGAGGTCGAAACCAGGAAGACCGTGGTCACAGAATTTGGCCTTTGCCGATGTGCTTGACCATTTCACGCGCTGGATGGAACGGATAATCCTCCAGTGGAAATGCCTCCATCACCTCATGCGGCTTCAGAACTTCCTTGGCGCGGTAGAGGTGAGAGTGGTCTGGATCATCGGATGTGTCGATAAGACGATAGATTTCCTTAGTGTCCCGATGATAAACGATGGCGAATAGCTTACTCATGCCGCCACCAGTTTGAGCGGGTTCCTCCAGAATTGATCATTTACATAGCTTGCGAATAGATTATCCGGCAGGATCGTTTCGCGCGGCGTCCAGCGCACAGCGCCATTCACATCATGCAATCCGCGAGCCCCGATGTTGCGGTCGAACTCCGAGGCGCTGTATTCCACATGATCGAAATCATGCGCGAATTTCGGCTCTCCGATGAAGTCATAAATCCGGGCCACCGCGGCATCCGGCGACTTGCACAGATGCTCATATTCCACCAGCAAAACCTTGTCCTTCTGCTCGCCGGACAAAGCCTCGCGCAAGCCATCCAGCGCAAACCCGACGACACCACCCGAGCCTGAGACAATCGCCGCCCGGCTATAGATTGTTGTGTCTGTCGAATAGTTATAGACACCACTCGGCTCAAAGGCGTTGCGGCGGTAAAGCCGCTCGAAACTGTCTATGATCCATGACAGATCACGCACACAGCAGATAATTTTAGCTTCCGGGAACAGCTTGGAAAGCGCGGTCAGGCGGTGGGTCCAGAATCGGCTTGTGTCGAATACGATCCCGGACCTATCCTTGTAATAACCGTGAAACACGCCACGCAGGATTTCGATGCGCTGGTCATCGGTTATCCAGACAGCATTTTCGTTCCTGCGGGCCATCGCCGATTCCATCGCGGAATAAAGCGAGGAAACCGGCGAGGTCATCCCAGCGGTGATTTCAGGGTTCTGCCGCAGGATCGCGCCCAGCAGGGTCGAGCCGGAACGCGGCAGTCCCGATATGAAATGCAGCCGCATGGTCTCTTACAACCAGCTAAACAAGCGTGAGTGTGGCGGAGGTTGCTTCTTGAAGAATCACCGTCCCAGCCAGAGATGCCGTGATCGGATTGACGCCGACCGTGGGATCTGCCTGCCCTACGCAAGAGAGAGTGAACGCACCAGCCGCGAGAAACGCAACCCCGCAAGTCGCCACATCCGGCGTCGAGGCGGACGGCGCCGCAGGTGTCAACGTCGCGGCGGTTGACGGCGTAATGGTCCAAGCGGGCGTGCCGTAAAGGGGGCCGTTGGCGGTGAATGTCGCGGTGTGGGTCGTACCGACGATAAGCGAGGACGAGGGCATGGTGATGGTTCCTTCCGGTGGTTCGGGGACATAGGGGACGATGGCGGTCGAGACTAATGCAGGATTGGAAACCGTGGATTCGCGCGGATCGACGCTGCCGTAGTTCTTAATCATCTTGTCGGCGGCGGCAAAACAGGCGTCCAGATTTGTGAATGTCGTGCGAACCGGCAGGATGCCTTGGCTGTCAAGATACTGGGCATGGACCATGATGGACCGGGTGGTCATCAGGTACTGCTGGCCCTGCATCGCCACGCCGCCATTGAACGGATCGGCTGTCAACGCCGCGACTTGCGCGGCAGTCGGCGCCGTAGAGCCCTGGTTGTTGGTCTGGAGCGCGGCGAACGCCGCCGCCCACGAATTTTGCGTGGCATCGAGATAGTACGCCCCGCCCCAACCAGGCGGATAACCACTTGTCCCGCTCAATCTGTCGATAGCGTTGTTCAGCGCCCACAGATAAAGCGGCGCCCAATCGGAATGGCCGGTCAGGACGCCAAACCCAAGCGCGGAAAGCATGTAGTCGCATTGCCACGGTGCGAACGGCGTCTGGGGGGAAACCAGATGGAAAGTCTGCTGCCAACCAGTGGAAGTAATCGCTGCACCATAATAGGCAAGTTGCTGGTCCAGCAGGGTTTTGAAATAACTCGACGGCAGCAGATAGCTGGGAAGCGGTCCCAAGGATTCCGCGTCCGCCGTCGCAATATGCGCCATGAACAAGGTGCGCAGCCCCCAGGATATGCCGCGATACTCTCCGGTGATGGTCGCTTTGCCCTGCTGACCGGAGAGTGTCGCGTTCGTCAGCACCATAAAGTTCGCGTGGAACTGAAGGCTCTCCAGAAAACCAAGATCGCCCGTGGCCTCGAAGGCCATGTAATCGTATTCCGGGTGGTGGGCCTGCTGCGGTGTCCAATTGCCGCCGAATGTCGAATAGCCCCCCTGGTTAGGATTCGGTGGCCCCTTCGCCAGCCAGGGCGAACCCTGGTAGCCCGGCGCATCAAAGGAGTTCGCCGTGGGATATGTCAGAAGGTTTATAGGCAGTCCGGTTGTCTGATCACGAAAGTGCAATGGACATGTCTCGCCCACTAGAGCCCAGTCGATCATAGGACTCGGATCGTCGCCGAGCATATAAAATGCGCTGTTGTCCGTAATCAGGCCAATATCTGGCCGTTCGCCCGTGGTCGGCTCATATATTACGACACTGGATGAACCCATGAGTGTGTATGGAACGCGTGATGGTTGCGCATCCAGCGGAACGCCGATTGGCGCATATGGAAACATCCGCTTGGCCGACACGATCTGGGCCGGAGATTTCTTGATCGTGATCGGACAGTTCGTGCGATCTGTCCAGCGCGCGCACCACCAATGAGCCGGGACGTTGAAGGGCCCTATGGTGTAAGGACCGAGATTTTCAGCGAGGGCTGCGCTCCCATCTGCCGGCGGCGCAGGGTTCAAGATGCCAAGATGATAGACAACGCGGCCATCAGACCGCGACAGAACTTGCAAATTCGTGTCCGCCGTTGGCGGTGTCTGCGCTGGCGTAATGACTGAGCCAGTAAGATCGGCGGCGCCCGGTGAACTCATAATTCTTGCCTATCAGATATTCTTAACATAAAGAGCCGTGGCCTTGACTGTAATGCTGCCTGCGGACAGGGCGGCAGTCCAGTTGGTGTTAACGGTGTTCTGCTTAAGCCCATCCGATGAAGGAAGCATGAAGCCCCTCGTGTCGTTAGCCGGGATATAGATCGGAATACCTGTCGCCCCGCTCGAACTGGAAAGCGTCATCGTAACACCTGTGGCAGACTGATTGGCCGCGATCAACCCGTAAATATCGTTATACACTGAGGAAATGCCAGCGACTAAGGTGGCCGATGTCGTGCTGCTCAGGGTTATGGTATTGCTGGCCTTATTGTCCCGAACATTGCCAATCACCGTGACTTGGCGGCCCAACTTATCGGCCATCGCGCCGACCAGGTTCCCGTCCGTGGCCGCGCTCGGATTGGAAGTCTTGGCCAGCAATCCGTTATAGACGCCGTTGGCAGGAACGCCAGATCCCGTGGCCCCTTCCCAAATACCCGTGACCGCCCCGATGGAGTTAGTTCCTGCGGGCAACGCGTCAGTGATGGCCGTCACCGCAGCGACTGTGGTGACGGTTGCCAGCGTCTGAGCGGCAGCAATAGAGACCGTGGCGTTCAGGCTGGATGCCGTGGCCTGGGCAACGGTCAAGGCGCCTTGATCGGAGGCTATCGCTACCGGCAGGGAGGCGGATTTTGTAGTCTGGCCCAGCGCTAGGGATGTTCCACCAACAGACGCGATGTCTGCCTGGCCCGCGTAGATCGAGCCCGAAGGATTGACGCCTGTCTGGCCGCGCAAGGTGCCACTGACATTAAGCCCGAGATAATCCGCATCCGCCGGAACGCCCGATCCGGTCGCGGACGCCGCGGCATTGCCGCTGGAGCATGCCTTTACATTAACCGCGAGATAACCGTTGGAATCGAGCTGAAGCGCGGAAGACTGGGTGTTCGCTAAAGTGATGGGCGAGGAATTATAGACACCGCCCGCCACGTTCATATCCGCCGGTGCTGTGCCCGCTCCCACCGTGCCCTGGACGGAAGTCTGGTTCGCCGCGGTGGCGGCGCCAGTAGGTAATGGCGTTGCGCCGCCCGTGGCCAAGACCACGCGGAGAGTGGAAGCTCCTGCCGCGCCCGCGTTGACATCCGCCGTCACCGGGAAGTTGCTGGCATCCACAAGATTGGTCGTGCCAGGCGAGGCCTGGTTGATCGACACCGGGAACGCCGCCTGGTTAGAGGCAATGGCCACCGGCACTGAAGCCGACATCGTGGTTTGGCCCAAGGCCAGTGAAGTGCCGCCAACGGACGCGACATCTGTCTGGGCAGCGTAAACGCTTCCCGTGGGATTTGTCCCGGTCTGGCCGCGAAGGGTGCCGGAGACATTAACGCCGTTGTAACTAGCCGAGGATGGGACCGCAGAGCCGGTGGACCCAGCAGCCGGGTTAGATCCTGAAACCGAAGGCGAGCCGGCAATGC